GGGAAATGGGTAGCCCTTAAAGATCCGAATGACGAAGATTGTAAAATGATTGGATTTCACATTAATCAATTATATATGCCGATGTTTACTCGTGAAGATATTGATAATGAAATGCCAGGTAAACATCTAATTAACACCGAGCGCGTATTCATGAATGAAGTTCTTGGAGAATTTTTTCAAGGAGATACCAGCCCTATCACTCCAGAAGAAATTAGAGAGAGTTGCGCTGATGTTGGAAGAAAATTCAAAGCAATGATAGAGCCAGATAAGGGAACACTTGTTGTTATGGGCATAGATTATGGCGCTCGTAACGATTTAGAGCAGATGTCAAACCCAGATAAGAAGGCTGCCGGACAATCATATAGTACAGCGGTAGTATTGTCTGTAACTGGTGCCGGATTACTATCTATTGAATTTGCTACAAAATTTAAACGCAATGATGTTGAAAGTAAAAAAGGCATTATAGATCAAATGATGAGGCAGTATGGCGTTCATTTGGCAATTGGAGACATTGGATTTTCTAATGACTTTTCTGAAATTTTACATAATATATATGGAGATCGTTATTTAGTTTCTCGTGCTCATAATAAAGTTAATGGTCATGTAAAATATAATAATGATGCTTTTCCTAAGGAAATTGTTTTTGAAAGAAACCATTATATTGGAGAATTATTTGAAAAAATGAAAAAGGGAATGATTAGATTTCCATTTGGTGATTATGAAAAAATTGCCTGGTTAATTGAGCATTGCGCAAGCATGGAAATTAAACCATCCATTTCAAGGGGCGGTGATCCAAGCATTAATTACATAAAAGGCGGAACGCCCAATGACGGGTTCATGGCATTATTAAATGCCTACATTGCTTATAAATTTTTAATTACATCTGGATTTACAAATAATAATCCCGGGCACCAAGAATTAGATTTAGATAAAATGAGGAAGCCATTGGTTCTAACAGGATATATTGGTCGTAAATTTTAATAGGCGATAAACACTTAATTTTACTGATATATTATTAGTTAAGTATATTAGTGTATTGTGGGAATAATGAGGACGTATGCCATATAATAAAAAAACCAAGCTATGGGAAGGACCATCTAATTCAGAACAATATATGAATTCTAGGTCTACTCTTCCACAAGTTAGCGCACTAATGTCTCGTAATGTTTCAGATATTAGAAAAAGTGGAATAGCAGATGAAGTAGATAATGGGTCGTTTAGAGATGGATCTGGACCCTCTGATAGGCACTTAGGGCTAACTAATGCTTCTATAGTTTCAGCATCAGTTGGTGTAAACAAGTATGCTCAGGCAGTTAGTAATTCAGGCGGCACGCTTCGTGGCGTTCATGGCGATTCAGTTAAACAAACTCCAGAAGTATATTCGCCACTTTGGTTAAATAGTAATCTTAATCTCCCAAGAGATAGGGCTACCATTAATGCTTGGTGCCGCAGTTTTTATGCTTTAAATCCATTTGTTCATAATGCAATTAACCTTCATAGCACGTATCCAATTTCCAAATTAAACATTAAATGCCCTAATAAGGAAATAGAGAAATTCTTTAATGATATGATTGAAGAAATTGATTTAATGAATATTTGTGTTCAAATAGCACAAGAATATTGGTTATTAGGAGAATGTTTCATTTATGCAGAATTAGATGAGAGTAAGGGTAAATGGAGCCGATTGCTAATTCAAAATCCAGATTATATTATTGTTAAGCGAACCGTCGCCGCTAGCGAGCCAATAATAATGGTACGCCCAGACGAAAATTTAAAAAAGATTATTTTCTCCAATAAATCGTCTGATATTGAGCAAAGAAAACAATTAAATAATCATATTATTGATTCTGTCCGTAGGGGTGAAAATATTCCTCTTGACAATTTCAACGTATCTCATATGGCAAGAAGAATAAGTCCTTATGAAATTCGTGGGACTGGACTACCAGTTTGTATTTTCCGTCAATTAATGCTTTTTGATAAGTTACGTGAATCCAAATACGCGCAGGCTGACAATATGATCAATCCATTAACATTAGTTAAAATAGGATCAGCCGATTATAAGCCTACACACGCTGATATTGAAGCGTGGCGCGCAACTTTTGAAGAAGCGCAATATGATAAAGATTTTAAGATATTTACTCACGAAGGCGTCACGGTTGAAAGAATTGGGCACGGAGCAGGAATTTATGATATCTCTGGAGATATAACTCAATTAATTAAAGAGTTATACGTTGGGTTACAAGTCCCACCAGTATTAATGGACGGCGGCGCCGACACAACGTATGCTAACGGTGGCGTAGCTCTTGATGTATTAAGACAACGCTATATGCAATTTAGAAACATGATGTCTCAGTGGTTAAAGAGAAAGATTTTTGCACCAATATCTAAGATTCAAGGATTTTATGACTATTCTGGTGGACAGAAACAACTTATTGTTCCAGATATTGATTGGAATCATATGTCATTATTTGATGCTGGCGACTATATTAACACTTTAACTACGTTAACTCAGGGCGAGGGCGAAGCAAAGAGAGCATCATTGCACACGCTATATCGTTCTATGGGTCTTGAATTTGAAGATGAGACAAGAAAAATGCGCAAAGAAGCTATCCAGGGCGCCATTAGTATGAAAGAAAAAATGGCATTAACGACTATGGATTTGAACTCTTTAAGATCATTAGACGAAGAGGATGAAATTCCAGAGCCCAAACTTGCTCCAGGTCAAGCTCCACCAGGAGGGTTGCCAGGAGAGATGCCTGGTATGCCACCACCAGGCGGAGGAATGCTAGGAATGCCTCCACCATCAGGCGGCTTGCCAGGATTGGATATGGGTGCGCCACCAGGCGGACCACCGCCAGGCGGAGCGCCACCATCGCCACCACCAGTATAATATAAATTTTATACTTATGTATAATATAGCATTATTTTACTAATTCCATAATTGCGAAGGGTCTATCATGCAGAAAACTGCTCAAAAAAGAAACATTTTGGATAAAATTGATGAGTTCGCTGATTTATCAGGGCGCGCAGTAGAAAGCGTTTTAGGCAGCGATCCCGAATTTAAAAAATTAATGGATAGTCTTAGGGAAAAAGACAATAAAATAAGATCCATTGCATCTGGTGAAACTGTTGAAGATGCCGATCCAGGTGATGATAAAACTAATATAAAAGATATATTAAAGTCTGCTAATAAAAATTTTAATAGAAGAGAATATATGAAATGCATTGCTGAATTAAGCAGATTTCATAAGAAATTAAAAGATATTGTTGCAGAGATTGAAAGTTTTAATCTTGATGTTGACTCTGCATATCATCAGTTTTTATATGAAGATAAAGAAGATGATAAATCCGAAGAATATAGAAAACATTTACGAGACTTAAGGACAAGATTCGCTACTAATAAAAAAAATGAATTAGTAAAAGAGGCTGGAATAACAGATTTTTTCCATAATTTATTGTCGGGTCGCGGGCGTGCACTTAAAGCTTTTGAAGATAGATATCCTAAAAAAGTTAAAGAATTAAAATCTGCAACATCTAGATTATTATCACAATCAGATAGTGTTTTAAAAAACTTATTGTCAACTCTTAAAGAGATGGCAAGATCAAGATCTACTAGAAATATTGATGCTTACGTAGATGGAACTAAAAAAATAGTTAAAAGTTATATTGGGTATAATACCACATTTAAAGCCTATTATGACGGAGTGGCTCTTGATTTCCTAAATAGATTAGACCAGTTTGATAAATTAACTGCTCCGCAACAACAGCAACAACAAGAGGCGGGACCAGCCGCAGATAGAGTGTCTCCAGTTGCGCCATCAGATTTAGGCGAACTTCCACCCCCACCACAAGAAACAAAAGTTGAGATGCCTGCAAAGCCAGCTCTTGAGCAGCAAGAAGTTGTAACGGCACCAGCCGCTAAAGTAACTCCAGTTGCGCCCCTAGTAACCACTCCAGCTCTAACGCCAGAGCAAAAGGCAGCAATTGAGGGGAAAATTCCTAAAGCAACACCATCCGCTCAAGATGCGCCGCCAGATAAACCGCCGGTATTAACGCCGGCTCAAATAGATGCGCGCCGAAGAGCGCAGCTAGCCCAAAATCCTACTGGTAAGAAATCACACAATAATTTCTTGTCATCATTGCTAGCATTATCAAGTGAAAGCCCTGAGCTATTAGCATTACAAATTAAAAAATATGCCAATGAAATTCAAAGCGCTGACCCAGAAACTTCAATTAAATTACTAAAAATAGTTAAATCTATCAGAGGTTAATTATGTCTAATCTTGGACCTAATTTTTACCCTAAACTTGTGCAAATGTCCGCTGAAGTGGGCATGAAGCCAGAAGATTTAATTGCCGTAATGATCTCAGAATCTGGAATGAGCCCAGATTCTCTTGAAAAAACTTTTCATGGATCAGGATTAGTTGGATTTATGCCATCAACTCTAGAGGGGCTTGGATTTAAAGGCACTTGGAGAGATTTTATTAAATTAACTGGCGAACAACAATTGGATTATGTAAAAAAACTTGTTCAAAATTTTACTAAATCAACTGGCGGCAAGCCAATCACTTCTGCAGCCCAATATTATTGTGCAAATTTTTGGCCAGTATCTCTACAGCTTCCAGGCATTCAAGATGGTAATCCTGATACAGCATTTATTGAAGCAAAGCCTGCTGTAGTTATTGATCGTAAGACTGGTGAAAAATGGAGTAAGAAATATTATGATGTTGGAAATCATATATCTGCCGACCAAGAAAGTAATGCTTATAAATATAATCCTATATTTGATACAGATAAAAAGGGAGCAATTACTTATGGCGATATGATGAAACGAATTGATAAAATTAAACAAGGATCAGCATATAAGCAAGCAATTATGGAAATGCAAAAGTCTACAGACTATAAGCCAAGTAAAAATGCACCAATTGCTCCATCCGCAAAAAAAGAAGATTCGGAAGATAGCGTTGTAGATTTGTTCGAAAAATGGTTAGGATATAAAAAAACAAAAACTCCATCTACAGCTCCAGCGCATGCTTCCACAGCAACAACTGAAACTGAAAGCCCAGGTATAATGCAAACTATAACTAATTGGTTGCGCCAAATAATTGCAACTGAAAAGCAAAATAAAAAACTATATAAACAATATTTACCACTTAATTATATGATAATTAAGATTGATGCTAGTGATTATAATAATTCTATTGAGTTTGCTAGAATTTTATGCGCAGCATTAGATGAAGAATTATTATCAAAATCATATACGCACACTAACGGCAATGATGTAGAGGTTGAGTGCGCAATACATGGACCATCAGAAGATTGTTTAGCCACAATTAAACAGTTATCTGAATCGGTTGCAAATTCATTTAGTTTAGCAACTAAAAAAATTGGTGGTATTATTGTAAAAACCGATTATTTTATGAATAAAAAGTCATCTTATAGTCAAATTGACTTTAAGTTAGCCAACGCTCAATACAGGAAATTCCTGCTTAAATTTGTTTAAGGATCAAATAATGCCATCAGAACAATCAGTTTTAGATTTAATACAGGAATGCAATAAGGATAGAACTAAAACTTTAGCAGAGTTTATCGCAATTCTTTTTAAAGATAAGTTTATAGAAATTTATTTGGGCGACTCATATGAGGAAATTAGTACTGAGCAAGTGTCTACATCTTATCCGGCAGTATTTTGCGGAAAAGTTATTGGAGCTTATCGTGAATGTTTAGTTGTTAGCTCGGTTTTCGTCAATAATACTAGCAAAAAACCTCAATTGGGAAATTTACTTTTTCTTAGCGAAAGAGCAATTAGAGGACTTAATGAAATTGATGGCAATGGAACTATGGAAGATATGTTTTTAAGAAGCTCTGAATCTGGAATGATAAAAGACTTGTTCGTAAATACATCAACGCCACAAAAATAATATGCCATGCTTGATACAAACCAAATCCTAAAATTAGCGAGTAATTATGAGGAAAGTTGTGTCAATAGTTTAATTAAACTTGCGCGTATTAAAAAATTACCAAATGGAAAATATCGCGTAGTTTCTATGAAGGGCAAAAATCTTGGAACATATAATTCCCGCTCCGCAGCAGTAAAACGCCTACAACAAGTAGAATTTTTTAAGAATAGAGACGTGTCACATGCAGATGATGAAAAAATTATTGATCTAACTGGTGCTACAGATTTTGGATTATCTGCAATTATGAGAGAAATGAAGCAAAAGGCGTCAAATGAACAAGTTAGATGTTTTTTATCTCTATATAATAAGTATTTTAATAAAGCCGTTAAAAATAAATTACAGAAACCAGATAATGTTGCGTTACAAAACTCTTTAATTGATTTTAATAAGTTACATAAAATTAAAGTCAAAAAGAAATTAGTTAAGAGCGCGGCAGTAAGTGAATTAGGAGATCCTGTTGCTGTAGGCACATATCTTGCAAATATAGTGAGATTTACTCTTAATAGAATCCCTGTAGATAAAAGACAAAATGCAATTGAAAGCCTAAGAAGGAAGTTTTATTCTCTTAATGCAAATGAACTTGCTCAAAAAAATTTAGTGCCAACATCATCAATTGGGCAAGCAATTACTTTTGTCAAACATATACTTTTTAATCATGATGCAGTTTATATTAGATCTGTAATTGACAATATAGTGAGAAGTTTATAATGTTTTATGTATATGGGCTAATAGATCCAATATCTAAAGAGTTAAGATATGTCGGAAAAACTAATAATTTGAAAGTTAGATACAGAGATCATATTAATAAATTATATGAGAGAAATTATAAATCAAATTGGATTAAAAGTTTAATTTCTAAAAATAATAAACCAGAGATGGTAGTTTTAGAGACGCATGAAGATGAAAGTGAGTGTTTTGCCGCCGAAATTCGTCTTATAGAATATTTTAAAAGTATTGGTAGCAATTTAACAAATCTTACTAGTGGCGGAGAGGGGACTTCAGGCAGCAAACACTCTCAAGAGACAAAAGATAAATTATCTTTAATGCATATTGGTATGAAGCATACAGAGGAAACTAAAGAAAAATTGAGAGCAATTAATACTGGTAAAAAGGCAACTCAGGAAACCAAGGACAAAATGTCCAATCGTATTATAACGCTGGAAACTAGAAAACTTCTTTCTGAAAAATTGTCAGGTATTAATAATCCAAATTATGGCAAAAAACCATCAGAAGATACATTAAAATTAATTTCAACTAATAGAAAACTCGCGGCAACAGAAGAATCTATAAAAAAAATTGTGGAAAATAATCCCAATAGAAAGCTATCATCAGATCAAATAAGCGAAATAAGAAGTATGTATTCAACTGGGAAATTTACTCAAAAAGAATTATCTATAAAATATGACGTAAATCAAGCCCACATTTCAAAAATAGTAAATTTTATAAGGGGAATATTGTGATTGTTAGGCTAAGAAAGGTCACTCCAGAGCTATATCGTGGCAGCGCGCCGAGCCCCAAAGATGTGCAGTGGCTAAAAGATAATCTACACATTAAAAAGATAGTTAGTTTAGATAAAGAATCTGGCGATCTAATAGACAGAACAACTCAATTACTTCATATTAAACATATTATGCTACCAATTGAGATGCATAATTTAAGAAAGTCTTTATTGGCATTCCTAAAACATGATCTTAAAAAGTTATTTTTAGATGGTGGACCAACTTATGTTCATTGTGCCGCAGGCAAAGATCGTACTGGTTTAGCGATCGCATTAGTGAAGTGTAAATATTTTGGAAAAGATAGTGAAGATGCAATAGAAGAGGCAAAATCATTAGGATTTGGATTAGATGTTGATCCTAAAGTAATTAAAACTTTTGAAAAGCTAATAAGAAGTTGCAAGCCCTCTCAAGATACAAATAATGTCGATATAGTTGGTAATGAAAGAGAATATATTGGAGATAATCGTGATTCATTTTTGCAAGACTCTCAAAGGTCATCATTCTCGCCATATTTAAGTAAAACTAGACAATATCCTTATGATATAGTTTATAATCCTATCAATGATCAATCTCAAACTCGTGAAAATTATAAGTCTACATCAATAAAAGAGCATGATACTGATAAGGCAAATGTTCCACAAGTTGGAATTTATGATAATGGCGCAGGCATCTCCGGCGCCGGACCAGCACTAAATACGGGCGGATTTATATATGATTAAAATAATTAAAGCCTACAATATTTCAATGACATATGATGTGTCCGATTCTGAAAAGGTCGAGGCAGAAAAAGCTATTATGTCATTTAATCATACTATGAAGATGTTAAATATAGCATCAGATCATTTAAATATTATTAAAACACCCTTTAAAGATAACCCGGAGATGAGCCCAGAAGATGTAATGAAGGCTCGCTCCGCATTACGAAGATTTAGAGATAAAAGTATTGAAAATTTTAATGAATTTAAATTAACATCTTTTAGATGTGTAAATATAATGCAAAATTTTGCGTCAGACACTCAAACAGTCAAACTTATGAAATCATTTATTTCATCAATTGACTCATTAGAAGTTAAGGTTAATAATTTTACTGAATTATTTAATAATTTAGAAGATAAAGATTTTTCTACAAAAGTAGTATCTACAATTGAAGAGATTCAAAAGGAATGTGAAGAAATTGAAGAGATAATTGATGAGAGAATTAAAAATCATATTCAAACTAATATACTAGCCTCTAGCTGGGTTGATAGTGTTAGTAATGAGCTTCAAATGAATATTGAGCAAAAAACACCACTAATCTTAGATCTTTTCAATAAACGTCAAGATCAATTGAATGAAAAAATAAAGGAGAAGTCGTAAATAATAGGAATATTCATGTATATAAATGATGTTGCTGCAAAACTAGCAATATTACATTATAATTACAGACCTATTACGATTCTCACTTGGAGAACATATGTTTATTAAAACTGGAGACGGTAAAATATTATCAGTTGTAGAGACTGAAGAGATGACAGAAGAGCAAAAAAAGAATGCTCAAGCTTTATCTCAACAAGTTATTACGCAATCTGACGGAAACACTGATGCTTCCGAAGAGAAGGAATCAGGGAGATAATTCATGTTTATTAAATTAGGCGAACTCATTGAAATCGGCAGAATAGAAAGTGCCGAGTCATGTATTCCTGCCATTAATGCTGAGATTTTAGAGAATTTTAAAAAGTTTGCTGCCAATTTAAAGAAGATCGCGCCAAGAGCCGAAGATTTCTTATACTTCAGTGCCGTAATGATGCACGCGGCCGAAGCATCTGGATATAATGATGACGGAACTCATAAATTAAATGCCCGCGGCGAAGAAGTTAAAGTTGGATGGGATAAATCTGGCGGCACTTGGCGTTGGGAAAGCAATGACTCTAGTATAAAGCCTTATAAGAATTCTAATGGCGACATTTTCCCGGAAGAAGAATTAGTTAAAGCATATAAGAAATGGATAGGTAAACCTCTTTGCATCGATCATAAATCCAGCTCGGTAGATCATATAAGAGGTTTTATCGTTGATACATACTATGATCGCAATCTTAAAAGGGTCGTAGCATTATGCGCACTAGATAAAGCAGGTTATCCTCAATTAGCCAGACAAGTAAGTACTGGCGTATCTAATTGTGTATCAATGGGTACTGCAGTAGGCAAAGCAATTTGTACTGAAGCTGGGTGCCATCGTGTAGCAAGAATGGAACAAGACTTTTGTTCCCATATGAAAGCTAAATCTGGTTATGGTGAAATTAATATTGATTTAAATCCAATTGAATTATCAATTGTTGTTAATGGTGCCGATCCAAAAGCAAGCATTAAACATATTATTGCCGCCGCAAATACACTTAATACTTATGTAGAAAATAAGCAAAATGAATTAAATAAATTAGCTGATTTATCTTTTTCAGCAAAACTTAGCGTCTCCGACCCTAATGGCGATGAGGATGCCTTCTTCGGAAGCTATTTTGATATTCATGCTAATAATATTGAGAAATTTAAACAAGATATTGATGAAGCCTTTCAGAAACTAAGTGAACTTAATAATTCTACTTTTTCAGCAAAACTTAGCGTCTCCGACCCTAATGGCGATGAGGATGCCTTCTTCGGAAGCTATTTTGATATTCATGCTAATAATATTGAGAAATTTAAACAAGATATTGATGAAGCCCTTCAGAAACTAAGTGAACTTAATAATTCTACTAAAATTTCTGAAAAAGATACTAATGATAAGGCATCTGATCAATCAGAGAGCATTGCGGATGCTCCAGGAGCTGATTTTGGGCTAGCTCCACCAAATGATAGATACGCTTCCGCTAACGTGGATGAAAATACAATTACTGAGCTGCATATGATCACCAAGACCATTGAAGCTAAATTGGGACAAATGAAAGAAAGCTTAGATAAGTTGACAAATACTTCTACACAAAACAAACAAGAGGAAACTATGTCTGGAACAAATGATATGAATAAAAAAGGTTATTACCAAGGCGCCGGTGGCGTTAATGAGCCATCCCCAGGACAAGCAAAGTATCCAAAAGATCCTCTTAATGAGCAACTTCGTGAAAAAGAAGACAAGCAAATGGTTGGACAATCTCCATTCCCAGGCGTAGGATCTGTCGATGGAATGCATCCAAGCCCAGGCTCAGCAGATCCATCTGATGAGTTAGAACGCAAGAAGATGCTTGCCCGCGCTGAAGCTGAAGAGAGAGCAATTCGCCGTCAAGCAATTGTTAATTTAGCCAAACAAGCTTTGCAAGATAAAAAAGCCTATCATCAAGGCGGCGGCGGCGTCAATGAGCCAGCCCCAGGCAAAGTAAAATACCCAGCTGACAAGCTTAATGAACAACTTCGTGACCGCGAAGACAAGCAAATGGTTGGACAAAAACCATTCCCGGGCGTCGGAGCCGTAGACGGAATGCATCCAAGTCCAGCCTCAGCTGACGTTCCAGATGAGAAGAAACGCAAGGAACTATTACAAAGAGCCTCTTTAAGAGCAAGATTCGTTAAGGCTGCAAATAGCGACGGCTCTCAGAACTTAGGCAAGAGCGCATGGGAAGTCTTTTTAGGAGACAAACTATTATTAACTGCTTCAGTTAGCGAGCTTTCTGGCGGACGCACTGAGATGTTATATGAGTCCATCGCAACCAAAGATTTTGGAAGCAAGTTAATTGAGAAAGTTAAAAAAGAAGGAGCCGATAAGGTTCGATCTCTATTTAAGACTGCTCAAGAAGCACCACCAGCTCTACCAGCCCCACCAGCCCCACCAGCTGCAGCCGAAGAAGCTCCAGCAAGTGACGAAGGCAAATCCGGCGATCCAAAAGAGAGCCTACTTGATCTTGCTGAAAAAGCAAGAGACCTTACCTCAGATGTAGTCGAGGGCGTAAGAGCGCTAACTGGCGAACAAGCCGAAATGGGCGATGTTGCAGAATCAGCTCCAGAAATGGGCGCCGCAGCAAGCTTTAGCACTTCAACCCTTAATTCTTTAAGAAAAGGATTAAACGGAGCATTAACTCAAGCAATGAAAGAGTGCGTTGCAGAGCTTAATGGTCATCAACAAGAGCTTACTGATATAGCTGCTCTATATGATAACGGCGGAGTGACTCAATCAAACGAAGAGTTTGTTGGATCAATCGCAGAAGACGCAATGGGCGAAGCGAAGTCAGCAATTGCTGATGGATTCAAGCTAATGACAGCTTTCGTAAAATATGCACGCGGCACCCAAGCCATTGTTAAACGTGCAGAAATTGAAGCAGAACTTAATGCATTATCAGAGGGAGACGACATGGCAGCAGAAGTAGACAGTCATTCAGATGATGACTTAATGAATCTTATTCAAGAAGCAAATGATGACTTAGGCGATGTCAAAGACCTAATGAGCGATGAAAGTTGCGCAGAAGACGCAATCGATACGCTTAACCTAGATGGTGAAGTAGATGATAATGATCTAAAAGCAGCCGATCTTAAACCAGAAACACAACTTGATCCAAAAATGCTTACCCAAGCATCATTTGATTCAAAAGAAGGTCGTCATGCAATGCGCGCTAAGTTAGCAGCTGATGCTCTTGGCAAACAAGAAGACGGTGAAGTTCAAGATATGTCCAAGCAAAAGTTCAGCGACATGTTAGACCAAGCCGACGCCCTTGCTGACGGACAAACCCAACTTGACACCAAGCCATCTGATGACTTAGGACTAGTTGAGACTCTTCCAGAAGTAAACAAGGCTATGATGGATGTCGCAAAAGCTCCACCAAAGGTTCGCAAAGAAGCAGAAGCTATCCACAATTTAGTTTCAACTGGTAAACTTGATGTTAGCGACCTAGATGCACTAGTTGCAGAAGGATTAGACAAGGATGCAGTCGCTTACTACAAGAAATACTACGGAATGGTAGATGGCGGATCTGAGTTTGCAAGTGAATTAGTAAAGGAGCATGTTAAGGCTCAACTTGAAGCAGAAATTAACGGATACAAAGTTAAAATCGCAAGAGCATATGAATTAGCATACGACATGGTTGACCGTGGAATGTGCCATAATGACAGGTCTGCAGTTTCCTCTCAAGTAGAAGAGATTATGACATTTAGTGATGAGAACTTTGCTTCATTAAAGAAGGTAGTTGCAAGAAACCAACCAACTTTAAGTAAACAAGCTGGACGTATGACGCAATTCGGCGTAATCGGATCTGGTGAAACCACTTCTGAAGATGTAAAAGATGATTTCTCTCAATTATCTGATGCGTTTGCTCAAAAAACCAAGAGATTGTTCTAATCAATTAAATAGAGGAAATTATGAATAACAAAAGCGTATCAAATTTTGTAGCTGCAGCAATGGACGCAGCACTTAAAAGTGAAGAACACAAGTCCTTATTCGGAACGCAATATAAGTTTGCTTCCGAAACAGACGAAAACGATGCTAAAGATAAGAAAAAATGTGCAGTATGTGAGGAAATGCAAGAGCATTGTTCTTGTGGAGACTCGGATAAAGCAGACGACTCTGCTGATCTTTCAATGGCAGATGATGTTGATGTAGATTATGCGGATGCAGATGATGCAGATGATGTAGATATGGCAGCAGAAGCGGCATTCAATGTTGCAATCGATAGCCTATTAACAGCATCAGCGGCTCTTGATAAGGTTGGAATGGAAAAATCTGCTGCATATAGCTTAAAATTAGCCTCATTCGTTGTAGAGGCGAAGAAGGTTGATGAGAAAGCTGCTAAGGCGAAGGCTAAAGCAAAAGCTGACAAAGAGAAGGCAAAAGCTAAGGCTGATAAAGAAAAAGCCAAAGCAAAAGCTGACAAAGAGAAGGCAAAAGCCAAAGCTGAAAAAGACGCTAATGATGCAAAAGATAAAGCCGCAAAAGCAAAGGCTAAAGAAAAAGCAGAAAAAGATTCTAATGATGCAAGAGCAAAAGCCAAAAAAGACTCAGAAAAATCAAAGAGCGAATCTAAATCTAAAAGCGACTCAAGCTCTGCAAAGAAGTAATTCACTTTACTAATAGAGGGCATATGTTCAAAAAAGCGAGTTTCGAAGAAGAGATCTATAGTTCTATGGAAAAACAATTGGTTTCAAACCAATTGGAAGATAAACATGGTTTTAGTAAAATGGCTAAAGCTATTGATTGTCTAAATGCAGCTGCAGAAATTTTCGAACAAGCTGGAATGCCAAAACAAACAGCAGAAATAACAGAAGTCTTGCATGGATTAGTTGAAAAGCTATCTAGCAAGACTTCTTCTATTTTAAGTACTGCATCAGCCCCATCTAAACGCTCATTTTCTATTGTAAATGATTTTGGAGAATTAAATCATTTTAGGGCGGCACCAGCTGATAATGGTATGTGGCAAATGTTTGTAAGCTTAGAGGATAATTACGGAAAATATGAAGAAGAGCAGGGGCAATTAGTATCTGATGAAAAACTTTTGGAAATGTTTCGCTATGCTTACTCACACCACCATGAATGTGAGAGGGCTGCTAAAAAATTGAAAAAAATGCAAGAAGAAGCAAAAGATAGAGCTAATAAATTTAGAAAAATGAAAGAAGAAGGAAAATTGCAAGATCAAAGGCCAAAATGATTAAGAAAAGTATATTTGAGGCAGAACTAATTGCCGGAATGCAGCGCGAATTGCAATCTCATGACAAAAAACAAGGAATGGAAAATCTTGTAAAGGCAGCGGATTACCTTCATTCTGCAATAGAAATATTCGAAGAAGCCGGCATGACTGCGCAAGCAGATAAGGTTCTAAAAATATTAGCTAAACTAGCAACAGACTCTAATGATGCTAAAAAGAAAAAGCAACCAGTTGATAAATATACTAAAGGATTAACTCCTGAAAAAATGCTAAAAAACCTATCAGAGCACGGATCGGTATTTAATATGGTTGATGATAATTCAGCCGATGATTTATTAAATTTAGACATTAATGATGCGGACCTTGAAGTTAATAATGATGTCAATGATGATCCTTCATTTGAAGATGAAAAAGATTAACTATTTGAAGAAGAGTAATTTTTAAACTCTAAATATTTTTCATATTTTCTTGGAAGATAAATTGTAGCATCTTTATATAGCCAATCAAGAGCCTTCATTACTTGTAAATTACCACCGACAGATAATGTTGTGGTAATTTTATTTGTTTTAGGGCGAGCCAGCGACTGAGAGCAGCTGATATCTAATTGTTCTCTTAGTATTTTAGCGGTTTGCTCACAAAATTGTTTGGTAGATACAAATTTCCAAATTGTATTCGTATACGGTTTACTATTTATAGATTTCTGTAATCTATTTTTATAAATACATCCGTCGCCGTCACTATATCCACGTAGGAAGTGCGGCACTAATTCATTAGGAACGGTCGTAGGAAAGTTTAAAATTAGAGATTTATTGGGCATGCACCCATGATATATTAACTGATCACATATTTCTTTTTGGTTTATACGAAAATAAGAATATGTATTATCTGATCCTTTATTTTTAGTAATTTTTACATGAGAAGATGGTGACATTATGTCTCGGAATTTCTCAATAATTATTTGATCATTACTTTTAAGTTTTAAAGTAATTTGATATACATTATTTTTAATTTGTACACATCCATCGGCATA